CAAGCAAACAATCCAGAATATAATCGTGTGGTTAAGAGTAGAAATATTGGCGATGGTAGGAGCGAAGTAAGTTGATTTTGTATGTCAATGGAGACAGCCATACAGCAGCCGCAGAAGCGGTAAATCCACATGCCTGGGCCATGGACGACGGCGAACTATTTTACATGGGTCGCGCACCGCACCCAGCTAATCTTGCTGTTAGTTGGGGCAAGCTATTAAGCCAAGCTCTACGTGCTAGTTTTCATTGTGGTGCAGAAGCTGGCGGCTCAAATGCTAGAATCTTGCGTACTACCCGTGATTGGTTAGCCAACACTCCTATTAATCAAGACTTGTTGGTTATTATACAGTGGTCAACATGGGAACGTGAAGAATGGTTAATCGACGGTGATTACTATCAAGTAAATGCAAGTGGTATCGACGAAGTTCCTGCGAGTCATCAACAAGCATACAAAGAGTTTATTGCCAACTTAGATTGGTCAGCAAAAATCGAACAAGCACACAAAGATATTTGGCAGTTCCATCAAGAACTCAAACAAGCCGGAATCAAACACATTTTCTTCAATGGTAACAATAACTTTAGCACAGTAAAGAAACACTTAGATTGGGGTAATAACTATATTTTCCCCTATAACCCAAGCAAAACATTTGATGCTATTATCCGAAACTCAGGAATCCAAACAGTAGCACCCGATTCATGGCATTTTGGCAAGGATGGCCATAGCTTTTTTTACCGTTTTATGTTACAATATATTATGTGCTGATCGACACAGCAAACATGTTCTTTCGTGCCCGTCACGGAGCTTTCAAAGCCAGTGACACCTGGACCAAACTAGGGTTTGCCCTACACGTTACCATGATGGCTGCTAACAAAGTAGCCACACGTTTCAAAGCAGATCACGTGGTATTTGCCTTAGAAGGACGTAGTTGGCGTAAGGACTTCTATGAACCCTACAAAAAGAATCGTGCTGTGGCTCGTGCGGCGTTGTCCGAGCAAGAAGCCGAAGAAGATCGAGAGTTCTGGGAAACGTATGATAATCTGACTAAATACTTGTCTACCAAAACAAACTGTAGCGTAATACGTCATGAAAATGCAGAAGCTGACGATATTATTGCTCGTTGGATTGCTCTACACCCACAAGACCATCATACAATCGTTTCTAGCGACACGGACTTTGTCCAACTCGTAGCAGAAAACGTAGATCAATACAACGGCATTACAGACGAACTAATCACATTGAAAGGCATATATGACGCTAAAGGGCGAGAAGTCATCGACAAGAAAACAAAACAACCTAAAACAATACCGGATCCACAGTGGTTACTTTTTGAAAAGTGCATGCGAGGCGATTCGTCAGACAATGTCTTTTCGGCATTTCCCGGTGTTAGAACAAAGGGCACTAAAAATAAAGTTGGCCTCGCTGAAGCTTATGCTGACAAGGACAAAAAAGGGTACAACTGGAACAATCTAATGTTACAGCGTTGGACCGATCATAACGGTGTTGAACATCGTGTGTTAGATGACTATGAACGTAACTGTCACTTGATTGATTTAACTGCACAACCACAAGAGATCAAAGACAAAGTAGATGGTGCCATACGTGAACAGTTATCGCACAAAGACGTAGGACAAGTAGGAGTCCGCTTCATGCAGTTTTGCGGCAAGTATGAACTGAACAAGTGTAGTGAGTTTGCTGATCAGTTTGGCCGTTGGCTGAATGAAACATACAAAGGAGTATTAAATGACAATCGTAGCTAAACCAGTAATAGACAAGAAGTTTTGGATATTGCAAAAGAACAATGAGAAAGTTGGCAACATTGAAGCCACTGGCACAGGGTTTCAAGTTACTATCGATGATCAGGTTCAAGAATTTAAAACAATTAGAATGGCAGCTCAACGAGCTAATATTCAGTTCGAAGCTGGTGTAAAGGCCAGCAAGCCCGACACGCACACAGTACATGGTTATCCAGCAGTATCTCGTGTGTATAATCCTGTGTGGGACGTACAACAACAGTTACCTCTATATACTAAAACTAAGAAAAGTAAAAGTTGGTTTGCTGCTGGATGGTATCAAGTCAAGCGTGGGCGCAAGTGGAAAGTCGTCCAAGATCCAAAACTAATTGCATTAGAACGTTATCCATATGCAGGACCATTTACATCTAAAGAACAAGCGAGCGCATACACACATGAGTAAACTAACGCCAACAGGCAATCCATTTCTAGATCAATACAACTTCATGAAGGCGTGTGATCAAACTGTAGACAAGCAAGACTTAGCACAGTATCAACTATACTGTAATCTTATTCGAGAAGAGTTTGATGAGCTATGCGAATCAGATAATATTGTTGACGATCTTGATGCTCTCATTGACATTCTAGTTGTTACGATTGGAGCTATCCATAGTCTCGGGGCTAATGGTGAAGCCGCTTGGAATGAAGTCATGCGTACTAACTTTGCCAAGATTGATCCAGAGACCGGCAAGGTTAGGAAGCGTGAAGATGGGAAAGTTTTGAAGCCAGAAGGTTGGACTCCACCTAACTTAGAACCATTTACTCGGATGCCAAACGAATGATACACATTCAAAGATTCGTTGAACGATTACAAGGGTTCGAGGCACGTGGGCAAAAAGATTTTACCATGCCCACAAAAGATGCCAAGGACCTACACGCTGACATTACTAAACTGTTACTAACCTTAGAAGTACTGCGTGAATCTCAACAAACTACCCCTGTAGAAAACGTAATTACGGTTAATATGGACGGTGGATCATTCAAGTAATATACCTATATTTTGGCATAAATAAATGTAGGAGTATAATGAATGAGTAGACCAAAACCCACTGTTCTTATCGAACAAACTAACAAGCAAACCTACAAGACCGAGCAAGTGCTAGCGTCCGAAGGTACTTGGGCAGTATTTTACGATAACAAACCTATCAATCTCAAGACTTCTAATCTCTTGGTTCAATATCCTGGACCAAAATATAAAAAGGTCAGTTTCTCTAATCCAGGCCATGCAATCAACTTGGCCAAAAAGTTAAACACACAATTCAAAACAGACAAGTTCACTGTAGTGCTACTCCGGCAAGGTGATCAGGTCTATCCATGATGTGCGTGACAAACTAAAACTCACTCAAACAATATTAGCTGAATTACCAGAAGAGCACGGCATGGATGTTAACACTGCTATGAAAGTGTTTTGGTATAATATTCGTGCCAATGGCGGATTAAGACTGACCGAGCTCGGATATTTTACTTTTAAAAAGGTCTTAGATATCGAAAGTTATACAATGGAGATCGACTGGACAAAGTTTGATCGCATGACCATACTTAAACTAGATCGTAAACTTCAAATGCCTTACTATATCGAAGTTAAAAAGAAAATTCCTATGAATATTGTATTCTTTGGTAGTAAAGAGGCTATGCTGGCCAGACTGTACGGAGATCTGGATAAATTTTTATCAAATTATCAACCTGGGTAAGCCAAGGATTTGATTTTAGTAAATCAAGATTGTGCTGTAATCTTCGATGATCGACTTCAATAACATTGTTTAACAAATGTATATTTCTATACAATGCTTCTCGACACCGTTGTTCTGGATCGGCTAAACTTTGATAACCATGATCCACTAAATCGTCAAATATATCAAACCCTAGTGAGCGCATATAATCAGGAATGCGCCATCCCCCAAACCATATTGGTACAGTTCCGCCGTAGATGGCCATGAGAGTTTTTTCTGTTACAATAGTTTCTCTTTCGTAGTAAGCCGGTTCGGTGATTATGCTTACACTAGTAGGTTCAAATACCTTAGACTTTAACAACAAACGATAAGTCATGGCATTAGGATAACTACCATTTTTAATACTAAAGTCAGTAACATGTTCTTGACCGATTCGATAATCAGTAACTGGAATGCTTGATAGAGGACTTGACCGCCAGCACAGACTATGTTGATAACTTTTAAGTTTCAACTGGTCTATAAGATTAAGCAACAATGTTCTATGAGGCCTTATCTTGTTGATCATAAAATTAAAACAGTACTGTCGATTGTTCCAACAAGGAGTAATATTTTGTTGTTTAAATTCTTCTACTTCGCGGGCCAACAGTGTTGGAAAATATACACACTCTGCTGAATAATCTTCATCATGAGCTAACACATGATCAAACACCACAGTGTGTCGTACAGGACTAGCCGAGAACAAATATTTCAAGTGATGGCAATGATCCTCCTCGTTATAATGGTGATCTTCGACCAGTATTATTTCCGGAGATGACAAAATCTCTCCGTGATATCGATATGTTGGTCCGTGTATTTTTATCATATAAGTACAACTTATGTATTGGAACAACCCTATAGAAACTATCGATTATCCCAGTGATAGTGATATCATATTTAAGGCTACACACAATGGTCAACATGTTTTATACTATGATCCAGAGGTGTCGATTAATCATGTGGCAAAACAAACGCATCTTCAAGAACTATGCGATTGGGCAAACAATGTAATACAGCAAAACGGAAGACAGAATTTTACTAAAGATGAATCCAATCACTACGATTGTGCTAACTTGGTTAAAATAAATCAAATGGTTGATAGTTTAGCATGCCATGGCAGTGTTAAGCCTATGTTACTATTTTTTACAGGCAACTATCCTTACACAACCGGCACAGGGGATACACGTTTAAGAGCGTTTGAGCGGTTGCCTTACATTTCTACCGTGTCTGGAATTATAAGCACACATACAAATTATCGAGAAAAATTTAGTCATCTTAAAGAAATCAAAACCTTAGATGATTTTGCTCAATGCTTTAAGGCAACACCAGGCAGTCAATTTCTTATAAGACTAACTGATAGTCAAGCACCTTATGGTATTGACTGGTATGAATATGCACTACATGACTCCGCAGTATCAGTGCCAAGTTGGGATTTTTGTTTGTCTGCTATACAAAATTATATCAATCAACAACCTGTTGATTTTGAGTTTACTGTTGAATGGTTCGATCAACTAGTCAACTGGTCTGCATATGTTGACAAAACTGGCTTGTAATATATTACGCCAGTCCTGGTAACGATCTGGGTCCCGGGCAATATCAATGTTCAAATAGGGGTAACTGTCATTGCAGTGCCCAGTAAATCCTTGTTTGGGCAATAGTAGATCTTTGTTCCAATGCTTTAAAAATAAACGTTTTAACAACGGCTTGCCTTGACGATATTCATAAGGTAGGTTTAGTGCAAATTTTATAATAGCAGGATGAGTAAACGGACTCCGAGGCTCTATACCAAATGCTTGTGTACAACTATCAACACCTCGCATGTCAACGGAACTAATTTGTATTAGATAGTCCATTAACAGTGTAGCTGATTGAGGCTCTGAATAAAAATTCATGCACTGATTCCATAGTTGTTGCATTTCTGCATTGTCAGTAAAATAACTGTAAGGACTGGTACTGTGCAATTCTGTATAATTTAAAGTAGAATATATTGGATATCCTCCAAACAATTCGTCAGCTCCTATACCGCTGAACAATATGCGTTCTTGACATCGACTGGATATGATCCACTGACCAACAAAACTCCAACTTTGAGCTGGCATACAAGTGCCTGCAATGGTTTGTTTAAAAAACTCTGCCCATTGTTGTTCATCAATATCGATTGTAATCAACCGAGCTTGTTGGTTATCATTTAGAAATTTAGTTACCTCTGTACTGACTGTATCTTTGCCTATGTTGTTTAATGTATACAAATGATCAGTATCGGGCAGCATGGCTAATATACACGACGTATCAATGCCACCACTAAACCCAAGTGCATATGGTTCAGCGGGGGTCATGTCTTTGATTACACAACGAAACACTCGCTCAAATTCTTCTGATGCTTCGTTGATGTCTTTGTAACTTACATCTTGTTTCCAATCAAATATACTGTCTAACTTTACAGACGTACCGGACAAGTCAAATGCCATGCCCGGTGTCACTCGTTCTATGCCCTGCCAAGGTGTTTGACTTATTACTGGCCAATGCTTTGTTGTATAGGAAATGTTGTTAAGATTAAATTTTTTATATTCAAGGATAGGTGCAATTTCAGAACAAACAATTAGCATGTCTTGGTCTTGATAACGATATAGGCATTTTTCTCCTTGAGGGTCGCTGGCATACCAGATTTGTTCAAAGTCGGTCCATGCCCATGCCCACATACCTTCTAGTTCTTTAAACCGATTGAGTTGGTGTGGTACCAACTGATCGATTAACTCAATATCGTTGCTGTAATGCCCTAGATGTCGATGGTTATATATTTCACCATTATAAGCAAGAAAATGTAAACGCTGATTAACCGATTGATAATAATCATCACTACCAGTTATGTGTAAAATAGTTTGTCCGATGAAAATATTGTTTTTATAACTGTGTACACTTAAATCTGGACCGCGACGAGACAATTTAGCAAAAGTGTCTAGATGAAACTCGTATGAATGAGAACTTTTTACTAACAGAATGCCACACATGTTATAGCACCAACTGATTTAGCCATTGCTGAAAATCGCCTGACCAATGTGTTTTTAATTCTGCTAATAATTTTTGATTATGATTAGACGCTGTTAGACAACGTTGTTTTACTGTTTCAAAATCAAGAGTTTTTAAATGTTTGACAGTTTCAAGACTGTGCCAGTTAAAAATTTTAAGTTTATTTTCAACTTCTTTAAGACGATCGTAATGGTTGTGATTAACTAAATCACTTAAACAATCAAACCCGAGACTTTCAAGTCTAGCCACAGTATAATGTCCTGAGTACACTGTCCAAGGCACAGGAGTAACTAGTGCTCGAAATATTTTTTCACTTATACTAATAACATTGTCACTACTGTAACTTTCAACTACAATGTTTAACCAGGCACGAGTTTGAACAAAATCAAATTCAACATTATAATTTTTATAAGGCATGAGTTCTCGGAGTGTATGATACGCTCGGTTCAACCTTTGCTGTTCATCGGCATCCATTTGATTCCAGTGTTTTTCAAATGTTTCTTGTGCTGTTAAATGCGGCTCTTGTCTATCTTCACAGTTAAAATTAATGTATCCGGAATCAATGTGCGTTCTCCAGGCTATGTCCAGCATGAGTGCAAATCGCCGATAGTCGATTCGATTGACCAAAAAGGTAAAATCTCGTTTGGGTGTCCAAGGATATAAGTCAGGACGATATGAATAAATTCCAAAGAAACTAGTTGGCAAATGAATTACGCGAAATCGACTTGGACAGACAAGATAGTTGTCAGTAATCACAGTGGTGTTTGAATCAAATAGATAAGGCAAGTCAACATGATAATCATCACTACAACTTCTTATATCATCAACCAAACATACAATCGCACATTGTTGATTTCGTGTAAAAATTCTTGGGTGTTGAGTTGTCACAAACCCTTGTGCTAATAAATGGTCTTTAATAGCCAGATTAGCATGATCTTCGTGTTCAAGGTACTGAGTTTTTTGCCAAATTTCGCCAGAATGGATTTTGGTATTCATAATATTGTAATACTTATTGACAAGAATATACTAGGCGTATATAATAACAACATAGGGCCTGAAGCTTAAACCTGGTATAAGCGTTCGACTCATAATCGAGAGACAGAGAGTTCGAATCTCTCCGGGCCCACCATAAAGATTAATATGACACATTATAGTATGCAAACTGACATGATGGAAACAGAATGGTTTCGCAACAAAGTGAAATCATCAAAGTCCTATGCTCAAAATTTGTATGCGGCCATGTGTAACAATGATTTTCAAAAACAAGATACTTGGGAAGTATTGGCCAATAATACCTGGGGCTGTAGTTGGCGTGCCGCCGGTGGTGTTGTGGCCACCTTGCGTGACTGTGACGAAGACTACATGGACTACTATTGTTCAGGCATGGGCGGGTTTGGTAACTATGATCGCGATCCTGCTACATACTATGAAGAAACCCAGTACGTGTCGGAATCAACCGTAACAGATGAAATACGTGAGGATTTATTACGTCTAGGTTGGTGTGTAGTAGTAAATAGTGATAATGGTTAAACACTGACTAGGGTTAGTCAGGTTCCTTGTAGCAGAATACCTGGCATTTTTACATGACTTTATACACAGATCCATGGCCTTATTGTATTGTTGACGACCTAGTAAGTGAGACATTTACTGAGTCATTAACTCATTTTATCTCTGGTTTAGAACACTATCGATTGTATCATTTTGATCAATTTCAATTCCCTATAGAAATTACCGACCAATACCAATTGTATCGTAACAATATTATAGATCAAATTGATAATATTGTCGGGTGGTTCCCACACACCCAACTGACAATTTTCCGTTTGTTGTAAACTCGGACAAACATATTGGACTTTATAATACTATTCGTGCGATGATCGTACAAAACTACAATGGAACGAACGCTCTACACATTCTAAAATCTATCACACAGATACAATTATAAAATTTAAATCACTGTCAGTGATAAATATTCTTGCAACGCCGGATTCACCGACGTCGGCTTTCAAAATGACGCCTGTGGTAGCGACCACTTTACTAACGTATAACGCTTAGAACGCCAGCCGTAAGTAGATACTCTACAAGCCTTGACAATCTTCAAATATTTTTGTAAAATATAACGAGCCAGTGATATACTGGTTATTGAGCACTATTGATTAAGGACAATACAATATGAAAAAACAAATTGACTGGTTGTATAAACCTGCTAATGTGTCAGCAGAGAAATACAACGGTGAACTAATGAATTTAATACATGCAGTAAACCCTAACTTTGAATCAACTGCAGGTAGACAGTTTTATCCTGTTGATCACGACCTTTTTAAAAATACTTGTCCAGATTTAATGAGTTTAATCACCAAGTGGGGGTTACAAGATCGTCTTAGCGAAGTAGCGATAATATGGTTGAACAAAGGTGCCAAGTTTGGTATACATCGCGACTTTCCTAGCTGGCGAGCAAGAAATCTAGCGTTAAACATTCCGATTATCAACTGCGACAACTCTTACACCGTTTGGTATGATGTTGAACTAGCCAAAGAAAAAGATCCGGAGTTACAAAGTCTTGATGCAACATATGGTGATAATAACTATATTAAACATACCCAAGCAGTTAAAGATGAGTCCAAGGCTGTAGAAATAGCACGTATCGAAAGTAACCGTTGTTGGTGGGTTAATGTTTATCAACCTCACGCACCTGTAGTCAATCATGACAACTTTAGAGCGTTGCTGTCTATTCGCTTTTGGCCTGAGATTTTTGATGTGTTGGCATCCGGACAGTTTGATCAGGAGTTTGTCGAACAATGACCCGACCTTTGATTTATGTAGGAGTACGTGGAGATTTTTCCATGTTTAATCACATAGCGGCACTGAATAATATCAAAGTGCTAGGCGTTCTAGACAAATACTATTATGGAAATACCGACAGCGTTGATGGTATTCCAGTGATTGGTAGTGAAGAGTGGTTATTAGATAGCACTAATGTTCAAGCACAACAATGGCGAGACGATTGCGATTTTATTGTGACCAGCTTCTGGAGTGGTAGCCAGCATCTTAATGATACCGGATTAAACAATGAGAAGTTAAGGATCGAACGATGTGACTTAGTAGATCAATCTGGTGTAAATGTAATCAACTTAATAGATCCAGACGTCTATACTACACCTGGCAATAATCTTAAATTAGGACGAGGTAGTTTAATATGCTGTTTAGCCGGACTTAATCGTAAAGATATTGTCATTGGTGATCACTGCGAAATAGATGCCGTGGTTAGTATTGGTCATAATACTACTATTGGAAGAAATGTAATCATTGGAGCACAAACTGTAATTGGCAATACTATTATAGAAGACAATGTCCGCGTTGGAGTACATTGTACTATAGTTTCAGGCGGACCAAATAACGGAAAACCTATTACTATTGGTACAGGTAGTAGCATATGGATGGGCACTACTGTGTTTAAAGATGTTCCTCCGGATTCAATGGTGGTTCCACCAATGCCTCGAGTGTTGCCAAAACAACGAGTATTAGACAAATGAAGATATGGCAAGATCTAGCCAATGACTTTAACACCCAGCTTAAAGTGTTTCAACTATCGGCAATAGTGTTGAGTATTTTTGGCATTGTCAATCTTATAACAAACTTTTCATCAGCACATTTATACATTACAATCATCTGTGCTACATTGTTTAGTATGATTGGTGTTAATGTCGGTCTACACAGATATTTTAGTCATCGATCATTTGACACATGGAAACCAGTTGTATGGATGCTAGGATTGTTTGGCACTTTATCCACTACTGGAAGATTGATCAGTTGGGTAGCTATTCACAGATTTCATCACTTACATACTGATACAGAACTTGACCCACATAGTCCAAAATATATTGGATGGTTAAGAAGTTTTACATTTGATTATACTCGTGTGTATATTGACAAAAAATATGTAAAGGATTTGTTGTCTAACTCAACTGCTGTGTTTTTTCATAAGAACTGCATTGATATTATATTAATTTATATTTTTATATTATCAATCGTTGATCCATGGCTAGTGGTATTTGCCTGGGCGTTACCATCTGGGATTGCTATAATCGGATTAGGCAGTGCTACATTATTTGGTCATACGCATGGTTATGTCAGTCACAACACCGGTGATAACAGTAGAAACAGTTGGATATCTAGTATTTTAAGTTTGGGCGATGGATGGCATAATAATCATCATGCACACCCGTATCGATATTGTCAAACCGAACGCTGGTGGGAGTTAGATCCCCCTGCTTGGATAATTAAACTAATCAAGAAAAACATCAAATAAATAGATCTGGAGGAGTTATGTACGAACTTTATATAGTTACAACACACGAATCATGGGACTGGTGGTTTACAAGTTTATCACGATTTAATACAACCAATGAGGATTTTCTTAGTTGGCAAAAGAAAATAACCGAGTCGTCGAATGCAAAAAGTTATAATTTTAATATAAATTCATTAAACAATGTTGCTACTGATTTATGGACATTTTCCACTAAAGACGAGTTATTAGATTTTTACAAGATGTATTCTAGTGAAGATTCAAATGTTAACTATAATCGTCTATACCCATGGGGACAAATGCTTGATTTGATCACTCAAGCAGGTGCCAGTATCGAAATATACCTAGTTGATTCAATGGGCATAAAAGAAGTAATATACAATAACACCGATTTGATTGCCCAATAAAGATTACTTGTTTATAATGTTATTAGTTTCCAATTTTAGAAAAAATTGGTGGTGGGTCGGTTAAATACTCAAAAGGAAAACACCATGAATCATGAATTTGTGTTATTAGTAGCCATGATTGTGATAGGTATACTGTTGGTGTTTTCTTAAAAGAATTGTTGTAATCCCTTCAAAGCGAAGGCATGTTGGACGTGGGTTCGATTCCCACCTGCTCCACCAGAAAGTGAACTGTTGATTTCCTATAAGTTAATGAAATGTAGTAATGTATTTTTTTCAATAGTTCACTTCCTAATGGGGCAGACAAGGCTTCGACAGCGTGAGATAGTAGAGACGGCAACACGGTAGGCGATGACCGTAAATCAAGCAAAACTTGTAAATGCAAACGCAAATACACGCGAAGTAACTGTTTCAGGCAAAGGCGTAAAGTTCTCTGCTCGTACAGCGAAAGCGACTTTAGCAGTTTAATCACTGCTTAGGGTAGGACTTACCTCGTAACAGAAACAACCAAGAAGGCTCTTCGGAGCCTTTTTTCTTGACTTACGATCTTGGTTACTATATAATGTTAGTATGCGTTGTAAGTCATACGGTATTGACAGGGGCCTCTAAAACCTCACGAAACGGGTTCGACTCCCGTACGACGCACCAGATTAAGGATATTATGACTATTGATTACGTACTGTTAAGACCTCGTCGCAAAGATAAGTTAAAGCAAGATTTTAACATTGTCCTACGCAAAGCCGTAAATACAAAGAGCCATGTAAAACTTGGCTTATATGATCCCAAGAACGGTAAGGCCGAAGAATGGTGTTATAAGGAAGATGCAGATTACTTTAAGGAGATTAGAAAAAATGAAATAGATTGAATATGCGTGCAAGGATGTAGTGTTTCACTTTAATAAGAAACACCTAGAAGACGAGACCGTGCCTATGTGGGTCTTAAAAACAGCAGGCGAAACGTTTTACGTTAATCATGTGGATTGCGAGATACCTTGGAGTACTAAGGAAACGCCCGACAATAGCCACACAAAAGGCAGTATCAAAGTCAAAAGCGCACTCATGCGTATAGACGAAGATAACAATGCCACGTTAACCCGACTTACTTTAGCAGACAAGTTCAGACTTCGTAATCAGAAGTTAGGAATCACACGAATTATTTTTACGTGGGGTAGTCCTATGCATCGAGCATTACAGGCTAACGAATTTAAACACAGCCCGTTTAAAAACATCACAGGTGGGTGTGGTACTAGTTTTGTAGTATGCGATTTACTTAAAAAAGAAGAAGTTACTTTTGCTGGACTCAAATATGATTTCCGTATTATGGCCGCAAACGAAGCATACTACCAAGCATACGATAATATCAAAGGTGACGAAATTGACGAATATTATGGTGAAGATGATGAATAATTAACCAAAATGTGTCAACTTAACCACTGGGTTAAGCGTTAATATAGTATGAACCGCACAAAGGACAACAACTATGAACAAGGTTATTACACTGGTTTTTGCCAGTATGATGTTAATAGCGAACTCAAGCCAGGCAAATCCGAATCATCACAGGAATTCGGGACATCACCATCACGGTCGCACCGAGTGGATTGGACCGCTAGTGATCGGAGGCGTATTGGGTTATGCCCTGGCACAACCTCGCCAGGTAGTAGTTCAACCCCCAGCTCCAGTGGCAGTGTATCCTAACACTTATCCGCCAGTTCCATACGGCTATCACTACGAGCAGATTGTAGACGCCGGCTGTAACTGCTATCGTTGGGTATTGGTACCAAACTAACATGCATACGAGATATATTTTACCCGCTGTGCTAGCGGCGCTGTTTGCTGTTGCTTACGTTTCTGATCCTGTAGACACACCGGAACCAGAAGTAAAACAAGCAATCAAGTTAACCACAAGACACTTGCCTATACACAAGTATTTCGCCGATGATGACGAAGACGATAGTTTAACTGTGGCTCAGCAATATTTTATTGCTCGCAGAGAAACCAGTGTTAAAACACAAACAGACGTTGCACCCACAGAAGATGATGTTGTGATATCAGATGGAGTACGTTTAAGATTAATGCTTGCTCGCATGAAGGCCCTGAACAAATACAATGAAATACATGGGGTTGACAAGTTATAGAGAAATCTATATAATAGACAACAGTTAGATAAATAAATTTAATATTTTGGCAAACCGGTGGTTGACAAGATATAAATAAACACATACAATAGATACTATGATTAATACATTTAAACATTCGCAAACGATAGCACAGCCGACAATGGGCGGGTTAGCCTATTGGTCAGTGAATTGCCTGCCAATGTTTAGTAATGATCGTGGTAGCGAGATTAGAACCAGGGTCCTAGGAGACAGTGTATAATACAATATAATACACAACAACCAAAAGGACCCTAGGAGATAAAAGACCCTAGGGTTTTTTGTTTATAGCAGTATAACTTTATAAAGGAAGAACAAATGCAGTCAGTAGACCATACAAAGTTGCATGATACAATCGTTCAAAAGGCGTTTGATGTCTCTTCGGCTTTTCTAACAGAATCTCAGCGAGAGAAACTGTTTCAGAATAAGATCGATCGAGCCCGAGCTATGTTACAAGACAAAACTCGTGTTCCGACATTCAGAACCGAACGATAGATAGAAACAAAGTGGACGTAGGCAACGAGAGCCGTAGCAACACTTTAAACAAGTTAAAATGGGCGGACGCTAGGATGGAGAGCCTCTTGTGGCTTAAAAAATCAGCGCATACTAAAGCATATTACTATCCAGCACGGTGGCTAACGGTAAGAATCTGGTACGATCCAGTATGCCTGAGCTGTATTTTAAGGTAGTGTGCTTTAGTATGATATGCAACGGTGGCAGAGAGGCCCAATGCAAGGGACTGCAAATCCCTAAAGCCGTAGGTTCGAATCCTACCCGTTGCTCCAAGGGTAAGCGGCGCAGTTGGAGAGGCGCGGGAGACTGTAAATCTCTTTCCACCGGATGAATAAGTTCAAATCTTATCTTACCCACCAAATAATCTCTCGCAAGTG